GAGTAGAGTATCTATATATATCTGAGGAAATCTAGGTGCCTTGATTACCTGCTCTTGAGCAACGGTAATAAGGACAAAGTGAAATTTGATATCAGCTTTTAAGATTTCGATATATTCAACCAAACCACGGTTAGCTACTTGCAATTCACCATCAAATTGATATGCTTTTGGATGTGATTCACCATGTCTTGCAAGTTTTGCCATGTTAACAGAACCAATTAGTTCTGATATATCTTGTGATTTTGGGTCAGATGGTTGAAAAGTACCGATACCAGTTCTTCTTTGTTCGGAAAATACCATAGTTTCAACTTGCATGTCTTCCCATTTTATTGAACCATCTTCGTCAGTATAGTCATTATCAAGACGATATTGACATACAGGGCAAAGATTACCTTCAATCTTTACACCAAGTTCTTCTTGCCACATTGGTCTATCCCATCCAGGAATAAGATGTAAAGGATCTTCATGCATGGGACAACCTTTTATTTTATATGCAGGAATATCGAATAATTCAAGTCCTCTTTTCATCCAGTAAGCAATAGTGCTTTTACCAGATGCAACAGGACCAACAAGCATTAAAATTCTTTTACCTGTTTCAGTTCTCTTTGCAGAAGCATTGAGGAACCTCATCATATCATGAATGGGTTCATAAGAACCATATATTTTGTCATTGAAGAAATTGTATTTAACGATGTCTTCATAACCTCTAGTACGATGCTCTTCAGGTAGGTCTTCAGTACCATAAGACATCATCATGCTATAGATACGTCCAGGGGCAAACAGAGCAATCCTTGGATCTTTCTTCACCATCTCCAAGTATTGTAAACAAGTTCCTTCCCATTGTTCTCTTTTATATTTCGGTCTCTGTTTTTCGATTATTTCTCTTAGCCTATCCATATCAGCCATTATCTTCTCCTTGTTCTAGTTGTTTCACATCAGGGGCAGAACCCCCACCTTTGCCTTCTCTGAGTATCTTTAGAATACTCTCTCTATCAGTCACAAGTATTTGTTGTGTGCCTGATCTACCACTACCGATTTGCTTGATTTGAATTTCCTTTTCCTTTAACCTTAACACACTATTTCTGATTTGTAAATATGCTTTGTTATATTCGTCAGAAATAATAGAGTTAGCAGCATTAGTTACAGCATTGATAAGCTGTGCCATAACCTCTGCTTTCCTTGCACTTATTTTTCTTGTTTCCTTGGCATCATCTTCTAAGATATCTAGAATACGGTTTGCTCTGGAAATGTTATCAGAAAGGACTTGATCAGGGTTTGACTCACTCTTAAACTTATTTATAGAAAGACTGCCTGTAATCTCAGCAATCTCTGCTTCTAATATTTCCATTTCTAGTTCTTCAGCTAGTTTTTCTTCATTAATTTTCGGCATAAAAATTCTCCTTGGTCATTTCTTATTATTTATTATAATACATGGCAGTATCTATGTAAACCTAGGGGAGAAAATAAAAAACCCCTGTGAGCCTAGACCCACAGGGGTAAACTTACGTGATGTCAGTTAGACATTACGGAAGGTTGACTACCTTAATGTACTGATAGTAGTTCTGTGAACCGAATAGCAAGTCAGTGGTACAACCACCGTAAATTGCATATCTGCTCATCAAACCTACTGTTGGTTGGAATGAGTCTTCAAAGGTTGCTCTCATTGCAAGTAATTGGATATAAGGTAGATAGATAACACCAGCATCGTACTCAGACGGACCCTTGTAACCTACGATAACTTCGTCTTGGGTTGCAAAGGTATCACGGTAAACAGTGATTCTACCGTCAAGAGAACCAAGTCTTGCTACTCCGGTTGGAGCAGTGCTTGCATCACCAGGAACAGGAGCAATGGTGAAGGAAGGCATGGTTTCAAAAGCAACTGCTACGTTTGGTGAAACGATTATAAAGTTACCGGAACCACGTCTAGTGTTAATTGCAATTTGGTTAGTCTTTCTGATAACCAAATTCCAGAGGTTTCTGTATTTCTCAGCTTCCCACCTACCGTCAACTGTTACAGTATCATTGTAATCAAATTTTGCTGAAGTTGCAACGGATGCAGTTGCAGCACATCTGATTTCATAGATCAATTCACGGTCAATTTCCTGGGTGATTTCGTAAGCCAAGATATCCATCATTTCCTCTTCGATATCGAGACCATGCATAGCCTTGAGGTCTTGTGCAACTTCAAGGGACCATCTTGATCTCAACTTACGAGTTTTTGCTTCTACCTGTTTCTTTTCAACTGTCATGTTGACTTCTTTGATAGCTGTACCAGCACCAATACCAAGACCTTGCCCTTGATCCCAAGGGGTAGTCATGTTGGAGCCTAGAGCTTCACCAGCAGTTGTTACAACTGAACCAGTGTAAGTTCTATCAATGGTATTGTACCCTAGTTCCACACCAGGAGGTGAAGGTGTACCTGCATAGGTTTGACCTGCTCTGAATCTCAAAGCAAATGCCAATCCAACAGGACCAGTCAATGGCTGAACACCCACGATTTCATGAGCTACTAACTCAGGAAATGTACGTCTTACCATAGGTACTGCAATTTTATAGAAGTCACCAGAAGTAGCATAAGGACCACTTCTTGCAAGGGAACCTTCAGTATAACTTGATTCCATCAAGTAGTTATGTTCGTTCTCAAGCATAACAGCAGTAGACTTCATAACTTTAGGGTTAGTAATCTTCTTGCCCTCATTGAGAACTTCTTCCCACTTTTTAACTAATTCTTTTACGTTCATACTCAGTTTCCCTCCTTATTTATTACCACTTCTTACTTCTTAGTACTTCTAGATACTCCTTAAATGGAGAATCTTTTGTTTCTTCTTCCTCATTGAGAAGTTGTTTATCATCTTCTACTTCAGAGTGACCTTCTTCCATTTCTTCTTCTTCCTCTTCCTCTTCCTCTTCGTCACCCTCTTTCTTCTTTTTCTTTTTCTTCTTCATTTCTTCGTCTTCTTCTTCTTCCTCTTCTTGCTCTTGAAGTCGAATAGACTCAACAATGAGGTCGAACTTTCTGTCTATCTCTTCAAGATCAGTGATGCCTTCCATTAGATCATGAACTCTGAGCTTTTGGGTTTCTGTGAGTCCATCACTTTTCTTTCTGAGATACATTTGAGCTTCAAGCTCTTGTTGTTTCATTTCAAGATCCAACTTGTCTGCCATAAGTTGATCAATCTCACCACGATGCTTAATGATCTCTTCTTTAGCTTCTCTCAAGAGATCCTTAATTTCTGCATCAAGGAGACCTTCATCAATGGACAGTCTTAGCTTGAATTGCTCAATTAGGTCACTATAGAGTTCACCTTTACGTGCAAACTCCATAACCTTGTCAGGAATGACAAGCTCTTCTTCCAAGATGCTGTCAACAAAATTGGAGAACTTTGATGTGATGTCTTTTTTATATTCATCAAATCTTTCTTCCATTTCTGCAATCAATTGGTCTTTCTGTTCTGAAAGCTTTTCATCAACCTGTTCTGTTGCTCTAGCTTCAATAACAGTTTCAAGACCTTGTTTGATTTCATCTTGTTTACCTTCTTCAAGCTTGTCAACCCCTAGCATTTCAAGAATTTTCTTTAGATCCATAATAATCTATATCCTCCTTTATAATGTGTTTGTTGACAAACTTATGCTCCTGTCATATAGTATTTATCCTATATAGATTTTAAAAAACAAAACCCCAGATTTGTTGTCTGGGGTTCAAAATGTAATGTCTCTGTTTTTGGAATTTAATTATGCTGGTTCTGTATCATAGCTTCCACACTTAGGGCATTTAACTTCAAATGTTTTGGCACCTATCTTTTTCTGGAACCTCTTTCCACATTCCATGCATTGCATTGGTGTTTTTTGTTCATTTAATTGATCAAGCCATTTACCGAAATATTCTTGTCTTCGTAACATATCTTCTTGGATCTTATCTATTTCTTCCTCTTCCATATCTTCAGTTTTTCTATCAGGACAGAAACAATGATCAGGATATTGCCATGTCTGTGCTTCATATATACCGTTAACCCATGATGGATTATTTGAAGGATCTGTTACTAAATCCCATGTGATTAGTTTATAATCTTCATTAACATATCCATCTTCAGCAACAGTTCCTAGACCCCTGCTGGAAATACCAAGGTTACCGTTCCTAACAAGAGTTTTTGCAATATTGCCTAAAGGTGTATCAAGGATTTTAGAACGTCCATAGAGATCATTGCCTTTCCATTCTAGAGATTCGGTTAGAATAGCTATCCTTTCTGGATTGATCTCAGGGGAAGGTGGGTGACCTAATTCTCCCCAACAAGATCCTCTTGAAACCTTCTCCATTATTTTATCAACTTCTCTTTCCAGTAAATCCTTTTTGTATTTTCTGCTGTTATTATTTTCAATCTCTGCACTACTGAAAATACCAACAACAAACATGTCTTTAGATCTATTGCCTTCTTGCACAGCAATATCATGACTCATTTCTGTAATAAGCTTGAATTGTTTGTTCATTTTTATTCCTCTTCCTGTTGTTTTTTCTTCAAAGCCTTGGCAACTCTTTTTCTCATTGCCTTTTTAGTTTCATCATCTTCATCATCAGCACTCTCTAAATCACCTTCAGGCTCTTCCTCTTCTTTATCACCTTCAGGCTCTTCTTGAGGATTTAAATCTTTTTGAAGACTGAGTTTATCTTTAAGAAATTCATCCCTTCTTTTCTTAACCACATCGGCTAGTTTGTCTTTTGCATCAGAAAACTTATCATTTTCGAAATCATCTAATGCAGCTTTTACTTTTTCATCATCTATAGGCATAACTATTACCTCCCACAAAAATTTTAGTATTCACAAAGTATTTATAATTTTATTTCATTTTTTAGAGATTTCTCTTATTTCCTATTGCATCACCATAAGCAGTTGCCATAGGTAATAACTTGGCAATGGGCAATTTTATCTTTAATGCATTAACCTTACAACCAGTGCAAGCTATTAATCCACTTAGAAATCTATGGTGACCGTCAATAATAAAGTTATCTTCACTAATAACAAAGAATGATTTTTCGGTAATAAATTCATTAGATGCTTTAACACCGAATTGTGCAATTGCTCCCATTGACTTGTCATAGTAAACTTGTCTTTGAATTGGTTTTAGTTTACTTATAGGAACCTGTGTAATTCTAACATCTATTATATCATCTTTTAAAGATCCATCTCTTAATCCTAATTCTAACCATTTTTTAGCAGCAAGTCCAGATAGTCCGGTAGGAAATGGATTATGTTTTACTAAAGGATCTTTTGCCAGTGGCTTATTGATGTCAATTGTTCCTTTCTCTAGCCTAGCTTTAAACTTGTCAACATCTTTATCATCAATAACAGGCATGTCCTTTCTTTGGGTTTTGCCAATTTTAAAAATGCTTTGTGCCTTTTTAAAATTTGTATCAAAGTCAGGAATTTCCTTATCAAGATCTAATCCTTTTTTCTCAGCAAACTTTCTTGCTTCTTCAAGACTGATCTTATCTACTTCCATTTTTCCTGCTGCTTGTCCACCTGCTTGCTCTGTTAGAAATTTTTTAAATCTCATTAGAATCTTCCTCCGAATCCCCCTCCACCTTCACCTTCTTCTGGTGGTTTTTCTCTGAAACCATATTCCATATCTTTCTGGATACCTTCAGCATTTTCTTTAATCTCTGTTTCATCCCACTTGAGATATTTCTTCATGAGATAGTATTTTGACATTTCCTCATTATTAGCAAGAGCATTGTAGTTATCGAATCTCTGTGCCAAGAACTGTTGTGCCATTTGTTCTCTATAATGAGATGGTGAAGACATTGTAACTGAAACCTTATTCTTGGTTATACCATATTCTTTCTTCATCCCCTTAAATTCAAGATGTAGTAAGAATAAATCACGAAACTCTTTACAGAACTGCATTTGTTGTTTCTCTAGAAACTTGGACCACTTTATTTCATCTCTAGAGATTTCCCCAACTGATGTTCCACCAAATAGAATTTGGCTTTCTTGTTTTTCTTGTTGTGCTGTTACTCTGCTCATAGGATATTTGAGAGCACGATATAGCTTTCTTGCAAAGTAATATATATCATCAAGTTCTGCAAAGCCAGCAGGATTACCACCAACTGTCTCGACACTTGATCCTCTTCCATCTGCTGATTGAGGTAACCAGAAGTTTTCCAGGATTGCCATTACGTTTGGCTCTTGGGTTAATCTACCTGTCTCTGGATTATAGGTTTGCTTTTTATAGAATTTTGTTTTGATCTTCTCGACAAACTTTAGAGCTTTGTCTTTTGGCATGTTGCCTGTATCAATTTTGAAAACGAACCTCTCAGGTGCTCTAATGATACGGTATATAACAAGAGATGTCTCTAGTAGATTTAATTGATTGTAGGGGATTCTAGCATTGTCTAGATACCCTATTATATCCTTTCTGTTAATACCATAGATACCTGTTGTTACCATGCCTATCTGTTCAGGTTCAAATACAATGACTTTATCATCTTTATCTGCTTCTGCTCGACTTATAGGCATCTTTGACCTAGTAGAAAGATATTGGTAGTAGCAAAGTGTTCTTCCTGTTTTCTTGTCATAGTCATAGTCCATGGTAAGAGTAGGAAGTTTTTTAATACCAACAATACCATCACTAGGCTTTTCTTTATTGATGAGCCTTTCATAGTAAACTCTTCCATCAATGAAATAGGTTCTGAATAGTTCTTGGATAATATCTGCTATATCAATTTTATCATAGAAGAGACTTTCAAATTCCCTATTCAAATTATCTACAATGTTTTTGTTAGTTGATAATTTCTTGTCATTAATTACCAAGTCTAACATTCTGCCTTCTTCATTGTCCTGTGTTGCTTCATTCATTGCATCTTCAAGAACATCTGCAACTTCAGGCATTTTTGACATTCTTCTATATTCTTCGACTTTAGCAACTTCATTGGCAAAAGCTTTATTAATGTATTTGTTATAAAAAAGGTTGAAAGATCCTAAAGAGGTTGATCCAAAAGCATCGGCAAGAGCTATATCTTCTATACCTTCACCCTGTCTTAGATTCCAGAGTGCATCTGAAACGGCAGAGTCTCCCTTTTTTGCAAAAGAAGATATTGCTTCAATGATTTGGGTTTCTGATAATGTTGGTGGTGATAAAAACCTGTCAAGTATTCCCATATTATTCCTTTACCTCATTTTTTGCCATGGCATTGCTGATATCAACCATGAGACCTTTCATATTAAATACTGTAAGCCTGTTGCCAAATTCCTGCTTGAAGAAATCATCAAGAATTTTTTGAATGTCTTCTGCCAGTTCGTCTTTATACATCTTATTCCTCCAGTAACAATTTTTCTTTATCCTCTAGTTGCTTTTGTTTATCTTCATCTAGAGTGGGTTTAATTATTTTAATAGCTGTTCTTGCAACATCCATCGGATTATGAAAGCCAAGATCTGCAAGTATTTTAAGTGCCATAACTGTTTTAGTCAGACCAACTTCACTTTGAAGCATGAATGCTCTATTATGCATAGCTTCTACATTGTCTGCAATAATATTAATAGCACAATCTCTGAAAGGAAAACTTTCTTCTCTGGTCTCATTAAATCTTACACCTTCTCTGAAAAAGGCACATCCCATATCACAATTTTTAAAATTTCTAAATGGGCATTTTCCCAACAGCTTGTCTTTCTTTCTATTTAACATTTTAACCTCCTATATGGTAAACTGTCTTCCTTTATGACCTTCAATGCCATATCTGACATATTTTATTGGTGCAAATTTTTTTACCTCTTTGGCTATTACTTCAAAGATGTTTTGGTTTGCAACAACTTCATTGAAAAAAGGAAGTGACATAAAAGATTTATTAGCTATCATATAAAGCTCTTCATTTTCCTCAATGGTAAAATATATATTTTTAGTTGGTGCTTCTTTATATGCTTGTTTTAAATCTTTTACAAATTTGTTATGAAATATATCTGATCTCCATATCCATATATTATTTTCCGAAAAAAGACCCCTAACACTATCTACACCCAATATGGATTTTGAAATCTTAGAAACATATTTATAATCACTTCTAGTAGGGTTTAAAAAAGCTTCATATTTCCCCTCTCCTAGCTGATATATAGATTTCTCCATTCTAACCTCTTATGAAGGGAATATTCGTTTCTGCATTGTAAAGTTTCTACCTTTTGGTCTCCATGAACTGGCAGTTGCAGCATTATCTGTATTGCCTGTTGCACCAACTGGAGAAGAATTTTGAACCCAGAAATCTCCAGCAGGGTTATTAGCATTACAGCTTGTTGCTTGTACAAAGAAACCATTAGTTGTATGTCCTGTAATACCATATGCAGTTCTCAAGTTAAGTTTAGTTACACCGTTTGATGCCCATGACTCACAAACCCCTTTGCTTATATAATCCATCCATTTGTGATTATGTGCAGGTAAGGTAATTCCTGTTACACCATGATTATGTACTGGTTGAGTCCATGTTCCTGCTGGCTTTGCTGCACCACCTGCTTGTCCACCAGCACCAGTGCCTTTGGTTATATATACAACATCATCATCCCCAATAAGTGTTTGTAGTTCATATCCATCTACCTGAGTATTAGTATAGAAAAGAATTATTTCATCAACCGGAATTGAGGGTTTAAGCCATACACAATTTCCAGCAGTATCATTTGTTCCTAGCATTTTTCCAGGAGCAGGATGATAGTCTGGAACTAACCATAAAGGTGGTCCCTCTACCTTTAAGTATTTGGTTATTATACCCCCAGATGTGTCATAACCTGCACCAACTTCAAGTGTTCTGGATACATCAGCATCTCTTCCTACATTTAAATCCCTAGTTACATTTAGATCATTACTAACAACTAAGTCTTCTATAGTTGCAGTCCCATCTACTTGTAGATTTTGAATAATGTGAGCTAATGGACCTTGAACTTCAAGATTTCGAAAAACTGTCATATCTCTTCTTGTATCAATGTCCCTTGCTTCAATGTCATTCTGAAAATTGACATAACCTGTACCATCTGTAATGGTAGCAGCAAGAGTACCATCTTGTGCTCTTATATTATCTGTGTTTAGTGGACCTCTCATAGTCCATCCATGACTTTCCATAAATTACTCCACTGATATTAGATTTCTTACATAAAATTTGAACGTACCTGTAGCAAAGTTATCAGCACCAAAAGAAGCTGATACTGTTACAGATCTTAATTCAGCCTTGTTTCTATTATTATACAACATATTATCATGAGATGTTAAGTTAATTCTTATCTCAGAACCAGTAATTGGGTCAGTAAACATAGTCCAATTCTTAATAACTACGTCTTCAGTTAAATCATCTATCCTCCAATTAACACCACATACAGGTGTTGTGAAGGTAGAGTTTCTTTTAAATCTGCATTTTAATATTGCAGCAGACCCTTCATTAACACTATCTGTTGATGTTGATCCTACTAATACTCCCATAGTTCTCCTTATGAAACAAACTCAAATTCTACTTCATTCTCTACCAGATCAAATTCTAGTGTGCTTGTTTCTATATCAAATTGAACTTCGTTTTCTACTAAATCAAATTCAATCATTTTTTATATTTTTCTCTTGCTTTATCGAATGTTTCTTGAGCATCTTTTAAAGCTTTCTTAAAATTTTTAAATGCTGTTTCTCCCCTTATAGATTTCAATGTTTCAAGGGCTTTTTCATATTCCTTTCTATTTGGTGCCATTAAAACAGCTTTATATAATGGATCTTTGTGATACATAGAAGGAAGATCTTTCACTGTCATTTTATCTTTTGATTCACCCAATAATGCTTTTGCTAATCTTTCACCAAGCTTAGAAGCTTCTTCTGTTGGAGCTTCTTCTTCTCCCTCACCACCTAGCTTCTTGGCAAGTTTGGATTTCTCTTTCTTTTCCTTTTCTTTTTTCTTCTTTAGCTCTTCCTCTTCTTTTCCTTCTTCCCCACTCTTCTTATTGGAGGTGCCACTAGCAAGAGTTTTGATATCATACTTTGGTGCTTCTTTTAGCAATTTAAGAGTTGCTTTAACCTTTGGTGCTTCTTCCTCTTCTTGCAATCTTTGACCACCACTCTTCATTACTGCTTCAACTTTAATAGGATGTTCTAGAATTGCAGAACCTCCCCATGGTTGCATGAATGTATCAGCACCTACCATTTCAAGTTTTAGTGTGGCTTGATATTTATCAGGAATATCACCTTTTATTACCTCATCAAGAGCAGGTATTTCTACTCTTACAACATTTCCATCTTCAACTGTTGCTGGAAAGCTGTAGATAACATTTTCATAAAATAAACTTAAACGTCCTGATAATGCATTGGGATCAACACCTTTGACATTTACATCAAACTCAACAATCTTTCTTTTTGTTACATTAATTTTTATCATAATTAATCCCCATTACCATTCTGAGTTCTAATAGCAAGTACTCTCATATATTTATCAGATTTCTCTTCATCTACTCTAATTCTTTCAACGGTTACACTTGGTTTTCTTTTTGGGGGCATGTGGACTCCACCAACACCACCACCTATAAAGGGAGCAGGAGCAGGTTTACAATCTTGCCATCTATACATTCCTAATGTTGCAATTCCAACTGACATATATTAATCCTTTATTTTTCTACCAACAGCAATAACAGCAGTTTGTACTGTATCTGCTATTTTTTTCAAACCATCTTCAAGATTTTTTAATTCTTTACCTGCAATTGCTTTAGATGTTTTTCTTAAATTTTTTACATCTGTGGTAGCACTATTAATATTTGTAGCTATTTTTTTTAAATTGCTCCAGACACCTTTTAACTCTTGATTGGTTTGTTCTTGTAATAAGTATTCTTCTAGTTTTGTCATTATGCTTTTACCTGCTTCCATGTTGTAAATTTACCAGGACCGGAAGCATTAACAGTAATATCATATTCTCCGATCACTCCGGTATTTGTTCCTACGTTTGCTGCTATATCATAAATTCTTACCCTTGCAGCAATCAAATTACAATCAGCATCAAATGTTGTTTGGTCAATGTAAAAGTTCTCATGAACTAGACCAAGTATTCTTTTATGTTCATCTGACAGAGTATCAAAGTCATTTGCATATACTCTAGTAATACCTGTCTTTCCCCATGGAAAATAAGTTTTGTGATATACTGCCAGAAACCAGTCACCGGAAACATTGGGTGTGAAAGTAGCTTCATAATGACCACTGCCCAATTCAGTATATGTAACAATTATAGTTGAGCTAACTTCATTTCCACTAGGATTAAAAAGATCTTCATAAAAATCACTAGCACTTAATCCAGGCACAAGATTATTGTTCAGGTCTGTAACGGAAAACCCTCTTACAACTGGTTGACCTACTCTTCCTATTTCTGCCACAAATATCCTCCATTAAGCTTCTCCATTATGGATTATAGTGTGCAATAGCAATCCAATCTACTGTAACACTACCTTCACTCTTTCCTCCATCATCCTCTGTTACTAAATTGAAACCACTTGCTGTTTTATCACTATACATACAAGAGGTTGTATCACCTGGATTCAAAGGTGCTAATGCAATAGAGTAGTTAGTGTCAGGAAACGGTGTATTAAATGTTACTGAGCCATTTCCTGCTGGATTAGTAGTTACAGTTCCAGACTTCACAGTTGGACCACTACCATTACCTGCTGGTGCTGCTGGTTCCTGAATGGTTATAGAACTGGTCTGTGCTCCATCTGAGAAGTCTAACATAAATTTAGCAAAATCAGTAAATCTCCAATATACTTGATTATCATTAACATCATTTTCTACAGAAGGATACTCTGACCAAATTCTACCAGCACCCTTAACATTAGGTCTAGTCCAGAATGTTACTGTTGCTGAACTTGCACCATAGTAAGTATCACTAGTTCCAAATGCTTCTAGGCACCACATTATTGATGAAATAAAACCAAATTCAAATAAGTCTTGACCATTTGAATTGTCATTATTAATAATTCCTACTGCTGCTAAGTTAATACCATAATTATATCTATGGACTATTGCCCTTTCCCCTCTATATAACCAATCAGCTTTTGGTTCATATCCATCTGAACCTGAATATGCATCAGTATTGATGGGAAAACTTTCAAGCAAATACCAATCATCTACAGTTAAATTAGATGCACTTAATCCTGGATTATATGTTGAATTGGGATAAGAGGGATCATTGGCAGTACCAATTACATGATCCATGTTCCATGCATTCACGAAACATAGATTTGCACTTGATTGATTGTGGACAAAATCAACCCTTTCATTAAAGACATCTCTATGTGTACCATAGTCATACCCTGCTTCATCCATGAATACACCATGAACACCTAATGTATTCCACTGCCCTGCTTTTGTTTCAAAATTTGATTTAGTCTGATTTACAGTTACATATCCAAATATCTTAGTATCTGGATTTAACTCTTTTATTCGTGGGATTATTACAGTTGTGTTTGAATAGTCTCCATGTCCTGGGTCTTGTACACCATCACCAAGAACTATAAGACTATAGTTTGCCATGTCTTGAGCAACTTTCTCGTTATCCCATCCATTCTCTCCTGAATTGAAGGAGTTCATCCATCCATAGTATATCAAAATATTTTGGGGCTTTTGATAAATTCCTCTATACATTTCTCTTCTGTGCCATCCGGTCTTCCCATGAATGACTTCTAGATTAAGAATCCTATCAGCATGGTCTTGTAAGTGACCACCACTCCCAATAATAGGTACTAATGTAGATACATAGAGGGGATTTTCATCGTCATTAAAAATCTCTCTTCTGTTCATCAATACCTGCATTTCTAGGAAATTTCCAGACACGTTTGTATAGGGGTCAGTGACTTCTGCATTTACATCAAGAAATTCCTCAACAGGTGTTGGATTAGGTTCACCATCATGAGCAGAGACTAAAGCTGATAATGTTGTCTCTTCCCCTGAAGTCAAAGCTTCATCAAAAACAATATCACAATTATCAGGGTCACTTACCCCTGCATTTATATATTCAAGAGTTTTGGTAATTGAAGAATCTGAAATTTCATTATCCAATTTATCTGGATTTACTTGTTGATTAGGGAAATCCATTGATATTGAATATGTATATATTGCCATATTTAATCTACCTTCCAGAACTCTAGTCTTGTTTTACGAATCACAGCACTACCAGCAGTACCAACTCTTTTCCATTGAATTTTGAATGTATGAGTTTCCTGTTCTATCCATATATATGAAAAGCCTGTAAAAACTGATATAGCTGATATACCTGATTGTTGTGATTCAGCTTCAGCTACTATTTCATCATCTGTCACATTGTATAGCCTGACTGATACTGATTTACCTGGATTAGTTTCATAAAACTCTGAATACCATCCTACACGATAGTAGCCAGATGGACATGCTGATGTATAACACGTAACTGTTAATTTGTCTTGCCAATCTGTAGATGTAGTTGAACTTTCATCAGCATCAGCAAACCACAGGTTATGAAACTGCTCCATAAATGGACCTGCACCTGATGTTTGTCCAACTAGTGTAGTCACCCAATTCTCAATATCTGATTGAAGAATTGTAAGGTCAGTAGGTGTTACTACATCCCCAAAATACTCATATTCCTGTAAAAAATAAAGGGCATCTATTACAGATAAATCTTCAGAACCATCATTAATTATAACATCTCCAGCAGATACATACTGTATAAGCATATCTGAAGAAGATATTTCGAATAGTTCATAGAAGTCTGTTAAAACTCTAGTGGAACCTGGAGTTCCACTTGGTGAAAGTGAGAACCCCATATCCTCTATATTAATGTCACCTAATGTAACATTTTTTGCAACTATGGTTATTGCTGCCAATTATGCCCTCCAAGCAATTATTAATCCCACCTGTGGGTCTGAAACTGCTGCTGTTGCAGCAACATAACAATGTAAATAGTCTCCTGCATTTAGGTCAACATTGATAGTATTATCATGTGCTCCTTGTGCAGCAGCAATTGCTAGTGTAGCAATATTAGTTACAAGATCACCATTCTTTCTTACATAGATTGTACATGTTCCTGATGAATCCAGTTGACCCCAGATGCCAACAATTGTTGCATTTCTTGACATTCTTTGACCAGCAATATTAGAAACTGTTAGACCTCCCCAATGGTTAAGGAACTGATCTTTTGTATTTCCACGTCTACCGAATGCCACTCCATGACTTCTTTCTATACTTAGCCACTTTGATCTAGTTGAATCATAAGCATAAAGCAATCCATTGATTACTGCTAACTGACCAGCACCTAGACCTGACAATGGAGCAGTGCCTAAATCAGAAAGTTCTAATGGGGCATATCCACCATCAGCAGCACTAAGCTGTACTGACCCTGAATCAACATATACGGTACGTCCACCACCTGGAGTTGGATAATCATAAGCATCGTCTAAACCACCAGCAGCACCAGAAACGGTAGCAAGATTTGCTATATGGTCTTCAATATTACTGAAGACTGTTTCTGCATCATCCGGTGCTCCTAAGTATGGGTATGTGCCTTCTACATCAATTTCTGATGCATCGTGCTTATTTGGTCCACCATTTAAGTGTGGGTTCCAATAATTTGCTGCTGATGTTTCAAGGGAAGTTATACGTGCTTCATAACCTGCCCAATCAACATCACCAATTTTTACCCATATATCTGTTGGTGTATATACATATATTGCTTGCTTACCATCACCATCATCCTGTACCATGACTGCATCATTTGCAGTTGGTGTAAGGCTGAAAGTCCATACACCACCAACATTCTGATAGACTGGTTCTCCAGCAGCACTAAGATTAATTACTCTTAAGTCTACTAAACCAGCAGTCACAACAGGAGTCCACATACCACTAACATACTTGTATATGTAGTTATCATCTGTATCTACATAAAAATCACCTTCATTAGCAGTAGGTGGAGTTGAGTAGAGTCCAAGAACTCTTGCATAAACAGGTGGTAACCAATGAAGGTTTACAAAGTCAGGGGCATTTGCAATATTATCCCAATCAACTGTAGATTGTCCTGGTGTTTGAAGTTGTGTTTTAGTATAATGATTAGCTCTTACATCTTCAATGTGTTCAAAGGTAAGATACCATACACCGTCAGTAGCACTAAGGTCGTTGCTTCCATCATTGATAACAATGTTACCAGCAGAAGCAACAGCAGACCTTAGATCATCACTATCTGCAATCTCTTCATAAGTGAATTGATCTGAGAATGTGATTGATGCACTGGCAGGTATAGATATACCTATATCCTCAAAGAATACTGCTGAACCACCATTATTCTTTACTATTACTGTCCACATTGGTACTGCCATATTCCTCTTTCCTCCTATCTTATTATATTCTTGCAGCTACTTCTATATTAACAACTGGATAGTCTACATTTCCACTTATGACTTCCAGAAAGCATTGAATATAGTCTCCTGCATTTAAATCAATATTTAATGAATTTATACTCCCTGTTGTTTGGTTATTAAATGTTAAAGAAGTAATATCTGTGGGAGAACCATTTTTTCTAATGTGGAAAATACAATCAGATATATTTTCAGTTTTTGCCGAAAGTGCAGTTATTACTGAATCCCTTGACATTAAATAACCATTTATATTAGAAGGTATTTTACCTTCAATTCTTAACCACATATCAGCTACGATATTTCTATGGTCATGTGTAAAGGAGAAGACCTCTCTAAAAACACTTATCCATTTTCCTCTTGCTATATCGTAATAAAAGAGCACACCATTTACTTGCTTGAGGACACCATCCTTACCTACTATAGTATCTCTTAACATATTTCTCTCCTATATTTAGATCTTGTAGCCAGTAGATTTGATCATAGCTTTTAATTCGGCTTTGATCTTTTTTGCTTTATCTCCCCTCCAACTTGAAGCATTGCTAAGAAAATATAATACAACTGATTTTGCTGAATCCATGTAATACATATCAGTTATCTTATCTAATGAATACATTGCTTCAAGATAAGGCTTTGCAGCAAAGTTAACATTTTTCCAATCCATTTTAATTTCTTTTGCAATTTGCCATAATGGTCTATGTGCTTCTGATAAAGACTCTGCCATTTTACTTTTCTTTTTCTTTATGATTTCCCTTTTTACTTTTTCAGGAAGCTTGTCTGCTTGAGCCTTTGTGAGATATCTTCTTTCATCATCTCCCATTCCATGTGCTTTACCACAAGTCTCATCAATATCATCTGATTCTTTCATGAAATCATATTCCTGATTCTTGTAGTCAACTTCAAATTGCATTGCATATCTCATAGCAAGCTTTTCTCTGTCTTTAGTTGGAAACATAGTTGCTGGCTTGTCTCCTGGACTACCAAACTCTTTCACGTATTTCTTGGCACCTGCATCTAACAAATACATGAATAGCTTTGCAGCAAGCTTTCTATCGTATATTCCTTTCTTCATCTTCTTTGTGAGATTCTTAAGTTGAGGAATAAACATCTGCTTGTATAGCTGATAGTCATTATCAATATATAATTCCAATTCTCTCATTTCCGGTGTTAGTTCACCTTCATTAAGGCTTACAAACTCTCTAAATTTCATCTGTCTTCTCCTTTATATTTTACCGATATTTCTAGAAATAGATCTTGTAAGAGCTTCTGCTTCTTGTTTAGTTAATATAACTTCACTTTTTCCTGCACGAACAGTAACTAGCCCCTTTCCAAAATATACACTTTTTGTTCCAGAACTATTCAGTGTATCTCCTTTCATTGTTTCTTCTTTTGCTTTCATAAGAGCCTTGTGATAACTTGCTATCTTTCCAGATGGTGGAGAAGAAGCACCTTTATGTGTGGGGTGTTTACCTTCGTCAATAGATTCTTTCTTCAATTGCTCTTGACATTTCAGTGCAGCTTTTTTATATGTACTTGCAATATGCATCCAATGAGCTACATCTGGATTTTCTTTTGCTTTCTTTTTCCATTGAGCAGTTAATTTTTCTGGATCTGTTAATACAACTGCTTCTCTGAGCTTACTTTCTTTTATACCTCTTTCTTTCATTACCCTTTCCAGATTAGCTAATATGAGTTCCTGTCTCTCTTTATTCACATCAGATATCTTAGGTCTTTGTAAAACACGTTTTGTTCTTTCGTATGCTTGCTTAATAAACTCATCTGAGTCTTCTGCATAATCAAGATATACATAACCAACATTGGATGGATGTACTCCATGTTGTTTTGCTAATTGCTGTGCTTTACCTCTATTTTGTGCAGATCTAATCTTCATATAAAATCCACTTGATTCAACTCCCTCTGATATAGGAACACATATTTTTTTCTCCTTGTTCCATTTATATCCTTCAGGACAACCTGCACCAACAACATCAACTGTACCTTGTGCAAGTGGTTGAGCTATATTAGCAGTTGTTGTAGTTTCCTCTAACCATTTTTCAAATTTCATATTTCTTCTCCCCTTCCTTTTGATAAGAAGATCTGCTATATTGTCTGTCTATCTTAATTAATATATCTTCCTTAACAACACCTTCTCCACCTTCTTCCTTTTCAATATCTTCAATGCCATGCATTGTTGCTTCAGGATCTTTATCTCTTTCTATATTAATTTTTGCCATTGGTTTAGTAGGATCTTCTCTCTTACGAGAATACCTAAAAATTCTTTTTCCGAAATGTGATTTTAAAACTTTATCATCTTCAAGAGATGGATGATAGTTTCCTATAAACTCCATTCCCTTAGCTCTTTCAAACTCATCCCACTGCCACTCATCTTTGGGAAAGAAATTTCTATATGCACCACCAGGAGCATTAATTGTTTGTTTTGTATATGGTCTGCCAATTAATATATTACCAGTAGGATGATCATCATCACTAGCAGTGGCACCATATTCTATTCCCTTATTTATAAAAATACCTGTATCTGGAAGACCTCCGGTAATAGTTGCTTCATTAAGAAATCTTTCTAGTTTTCTTAAAATGTTCATAGTGTTTTAAGTCTCCCGAAACTTTTCTCTCCCCATGGCTCTTTTTCAGCAATATCATCCCAACTTTTTTGCACTTCATTATCAGCTTCTCTTTTATCTTTTGCCCAAAACATCTCTCTGCTTGTATTAATATAATCTGCATATGGATCTACATAGAACCAAAATCTTTTGGCAAACTTTTTATCAACCTGATTTTTTAGGGAGAGGATTAGTCTGGGATGCATTTTTGAGTGTGTCTTTTTAAGAAGATCATTAAGAGTTTTTACATTAAGCCTTTTCCATTTGGCATCATGATCAGCTTCTAAAAAGAAGATATCAATATTTGATAGATCTACTTTTGCTGGAGCATCTGTAGCTTCCCATGCAAATTCGACTTTATCTTTTTTAACATCCGGTCCTGGTAATTGTGGTGCAGGAACACCCATTCCTGTTCGTTCTTGTCTATCAATACATGCATTACACTTAGGACACCATACTTGGTTCCTAGGGCAAATTTTCTGCTCAATAGATTTCCCTACAGTACCAACAACAACAGCTTCTAGCATACTATCAATTTTTTCTAGAATGCTTTCACTGCCAGAATAATGCCTATACATACCAAGACATTTTCCAACAGCTTGTTCTTGTGTTGCTCCTTCATCCTTTACCATTGGAACACATCTACTCATGTAATCACTTTGGCTTTCTCCAGGTTTTACTTTAGGCATACGAACTCCTTAAGGCTTAGGTATAGGATTTTTCAAGCCCTTAAAATGCAATACTAATTCTAAAACAATCCATAGTACAATGGGAATTGCTGCTCCAGCCATTCCCCAAATTCCAGCTTTAACTTTCAGTATAGCCAAATCAATTCTAATTTTTTCAAAGCTTCTCTTTACACAATCCCTGAACTCTGCCATGTCTTTTCTATCTTTATCCCTGCATTGGTTTAGTCGTTCAAGTTCATGGAGCACCAATTTACTGTACTCATTCCATCCATTTTCCATGCTTTTAAAATTCACTCCTGTTTTTCAATTTGAAATCCGGTGGTGTTCCTTTTGGTTCTCCAGATGGTAAATCTTTAAGTATCTGTTTCATTCTGTGAATATTCTCTGAGTCTCCATTAGGCATGACACAACTATCAGGATCATCCTCTATTTCTACATTCATTTCCAATGGCAGAGGACACGAATTTTCTTCATCACATATAGGAATAACAAACTCTTCTTCTTCAAAAAATACAATCCTGAGCATTTCAATTATACTCATTTAATACCTCCCATCACTCTTTGAACAAAGTTATCCCATAGATCAGTTCATTAATATTTATAAAATTGCTTCTGTTAAATATAAATATCATATAGGAAATATAATAAATACTAGTGAATAAATAACTGAAAAATGTATAGGTGGTCTTCCTCACCTTTAACAAATAAGAACCATGAGTCGTTTCCTTTGTGTGTGGAAACATTGACACCATTTATAAATATACAAGAGAGGGTTAGAGAAGACCACCTTCATTTAATTTCAGAAATATAGGAGGAACTGGAATGTCTGTAATTAACAAAATTGATTTTCTTCTTGGTGATGGATTTCTCAGGGAAGCAACTGAATTTCAAAAATTCTTTAAGAAGAAACTAAAGCAGTATGGTGCAAATTCACCTGCTGATCTACCAAACGATAAGAAGAAAAAATTCTTCGATGAGGTAGATAGAGAATGGAAAGGCAAGAATGAAAGTCTTTCAGAAGCAACCTTACAATCCATCATGATGCAGTTTGGTCCTTATGCTGCTGCAAAGAAAATGGGTATCTTGAATCCTAAGCAGTCTGGTCCTGATACAGGTGTTGTTAAAGCATATCCTGGATCTGGAAAAGAGCATTTTCATCCAGACAAACAAGATACAAAAATTCCTACCAAAGACAAGGGTACTGTAAAAAGCTATCCTGGATCTGGCAAGGAACATTACCATCCCGACACCCAAGACACAAAAATCCCCACCAAAGACTCCGGTGTTGTAAAATCCTTTCCTGGTGGTGGAAAAGAACATTTCCATCCTGATAAGCAAGATGAAAAAATTCCCACAAAAGACAAGGGAGTTTTGAAATCTTATCCTGGATCTGGTAAGGAACATTTTCATCCTGACAAACAAGATGATAAGATCCCTACTAAGGATAAAGGCACTGTAAAGTCTTATCCTGGATCTGGTAAGGAACATTTTCATCCTGAAACACAGGATACAAAAATTCCTACTGCTGATAAAGGTACTGTTAAGGGATTTCCAGGAGACCATCTGGTAAGACATAAGGGAAAAGGTCTTATGGGATTCAAACAAATGTCTGAGCAGGAAGATTTAGAGGATATCCAAGATAAATTCGGGCCAATGAAGTATGCAGAAGAAAAGGGACTAGTTGACAAGAAAAAGAAAAAGAAAAAGAATGCTGTGGATGATGTTATGAAAGATGAAAATAAAAATATCTTTGAAGCATATCAAAGAAGCATCCTTGTAACAAATGAAGAATGGCTTGAATATGAAAAAGCCTATGGTGAAGTACTAGACGAAAAGTGGGCAAAGAAAGTTAAGATAGAAAAAACCGGAGAACATGCTGGAAAATCTGTCGAACAGTTGAAGAAAGAAATTGAAGCACTAAAAGGCAAACCTGGAAACAAAGAGAAGATGGGTGAATTGCTCTTTGCATTGAGATCAAAGACAGGATGGAAGAAAGGCAAGGGTGCTGCTGGTCTAGGTGGTTAATCCATAAGGAGGAATCACTTGAACAAACTTGAAATGGTCTGGAAGGAGATTGAGTATACCGATAGTCTTCTCCTAGAGAAGACTTTTACGGAAGAAGAACTTCTAGATTATCTTTCAGAAAATCCTAAAGAAATCAATAAGTTAGAAGAAGATAACAGATATTCCGATATGATTGCTAAGTTCAAAGAAGGGGGATTATTGTGAGCAGAGAACAGGATCAAAAATTAGTTAATGCTTATGAACGAATAGTAAAGGGAGAACCACCACAACTTAATGAAGCATCAATTGATGAGTACAAAAAATCAATGGATGATATGACAGATAAACTTAGGGCAGCAGATAAACTCTGGTTTAAATTGAAAAAGTCAATAAAAGATGATATAGATATACCTATAAAATCAAAATATCAAATCCAGAAGTCAATACAAGATGTAGATAGCTCTTGGCATAATGTTTATGCTACTACAAGAAATATTTTTAGTCAATTAAGATTGAATTTAGAAAGTACAAGTATTGATGAAGCTAAGAAGAGAGAGTTTACAAAAACCCTAGGCAATTGGTTTTCTACAAGGTTTAAGAATATGAAGGGGTCTGTCAAAGACCTTGAAGAAGCAATTGCCGAAAAGAATCCAAATGCAATACGTGCAAGCCTTACAGGTATTAAGTCCATAATGACAGTAATGGACCATGCACTTGAAAATATAAGTGAGGTAGAAGAAATTGTAGAGCAACTTAATGAAGCTGAAAAGAGATGGACCAAGAATCCATATCAATTTAAAAGAGATATGGCAGAAAATCTAAGAGAAATTGCAAGGTGGATAGACAATATTCATGTAACAGATAGATATTATCCAGGTGATGTTGATCATAGCCCAAAAGAAAAAGCATATGTTGATAGAGTTTTCAAACTAATGAGTGATGCTGTTTTCAAACTTGAAACTGCTTTACTACAAGCAAAGAAAATTAGGATGTACTAATGATGGATATACTCTTGAGATTAAATTTCTTTCTCCAGGAACAAAATGAACGTCCTGACCCTGAAAAAGAAAGAAAGAAAGCAGAAAGAGAAAGAAGAAAAAGACAGGCTGAGACTGTAAGAAGAAGACTTGAAAGAATGTCTGACAGAATGGAAGCTGAGAGAGATGCAGCAGCACGAAGAGGTTTGCCTGGATTTTATGGAGGGAGATAATGGGATTTGCAGGTGCAATGATGAGAAAGCATAGGGGAGAACCAAAATATGAGATCTTCCATGGTAAACAAAAACAGTCTGATGCATGGGATATAGCAGGTGCTAGAAAATATTTGAAGTGGATGGTATCAAAAGGATATACCAATGTAATAGTTAAAGACAAAAAAGGAAAAACATTTATGACTGATAAAGACCTACGAGAATCTAAATTAAGAACATGGCTAGAAGAGGAAGTTGCTGTATCTGCTGAGAAACGTAATTGGAGACAAATAGAGCCTAAGATGGATAGTGCCATAATGCAGCTTGATGGTGTTGAAAAACTTGTTGGCAGTAAATTCAGAGGACCAGTAAGAAAAATAGTCAATTCCCTCAAGGCAATAAGAGCAGATATAAGGTTAGCAGATTAATGTCAAGAGTATTAGAACAAATAGATAAAGTTCTAGAGCCTACAGATATGGATGATACACCTGTAGGAATTGATATGGAACAGGCAAGTTTTACATTTGAAGAAAAACTCTTTAATAACTTGCTTGATTTTGTTGGCACACTTGAACCAGATCAATTGACTGATGATCAATTATTAGAATTATGGAATATTGTAAACTCTCTTAATCCTACTGATGGATTATCAGAGGTTGAAATTTTGGATAGAACCACTCCAGAGCAAAGAAAAAATGCAAGGCTCTATAAAAGAAGAAGCAGAGATAAGATAAGGGAGTGGAAAAACAAAGTAGGTGAAAAGTTAAGACGTAACCGAAAAAGGGGCAAGGGTGTAAAAGGTGGTATGTTAGGACAATCAAGAAGGAGAGATGTTGTCTAATGGAAGATCAAGTTCTAGATGAAGCAAAGTTTAGAAGAGTTATCAGAGGTGGAAAAGTTAGAAGAAAGCTCTTCTGTCCAGATGGGTTTAAAGCAGTTGATAACATTTGCCAGAAAATGTCACCATCTGAAAGAATAAAACGTAAGAAGGCAACCAAAAGAGCAGCAAGGAAAAAGAAAGGTGCTGTTCTTGCAAAAATGCTTAAGAAGAGGTCAAAATCCATGAAAAGAAGAGCAATGCAGATACCCCAACAAGCAAGTCAACCAGGAGGTCAAGTATTCGATAATAAAATTATTGATAGACTTGATATGTATCTCAAAGAAGATGCAAGAGGAAAAGTTAAAGTTGGAAAGGTTGTGATTGATACCGATAATGACTTTCAAAGAAGTATTTTAAATCAATCATATATTGAAACAAAAAGCATGAAAGCAGGATTTGCCGTAGCTCAAGCATTAGGTGCAAAAACCAAACATGGTTCACGTCCTGTTTCTGAAGAAGATATTCAGAAGATATATCAAGAAAGTAAAAAGTATTGGAAAGATGGTGGAAAATATATTGATGTAGATGGAAAGAAAATTAAGCTTGAATTACATTTTACCTCTCATGGTGCATGGGGTAGAGGTGAAGGATGGGCTTATTATGGATCTTACTCATGGGGAGGATGGGTAGGTTCAACTAAAGAATATAAGAATCCCGATCAGGCAATGACAGAAATTGAAAAAAGAGTAAGAAAAGTCATAAAGACAAAACCTAACCTACGTGGTGAAGATGAGCCTGGATGGGGAAGAAGAGAAAGATAACGGAGGAAAATAAATGGCACAACAAGGACAAGGGGATATTTTAGCACAAGCTGATGGTTTTTTGGAACCAGCAGGTGTGGATTTTTCATACAAGACATGGAGAAACTATCCTGTCAGTGATGAGACCATGGATGAAAAATCCAAGAAAGGTGGAGAAAGAGAAAATATAACATATCCAACTATAACTATAAATACACCAACTTCAGCAACAAGTGCAGACAATTATACTTTTTCTGGCAGTGTGAATGATCATAATGCACAAATCCACAGTCTTTCATATGAATTGACTGGTGGAAACAATAGTAGTGGATTGATAACAAGTGGAAATTTTCTTAGAAGAACTTCCAGGCCATTTGGTGGTACGTGGAGATTGCCTGTTTCACCTATAGCTGTAGGTCAAACAGTTTTATTTATGAGAGGAAGAAATGTAAAAGGAAGATGGGGTCCGATAAGAGACTCATCAATTACAAGAACACCAACTGCTAGTCCAGTAATTCCTTGTGGTTGTGGTGTTTTTGAAGATGTATTTTCTTCTCTTAATGCCAATGACTGGTTGCTGGATGATGTTGCTGGTATGACAGTTTTTGGTGCAAATGGATGGGAGCATAACAATAACGAAGATAATTATGCAAGAATAAGAGGTAATGGTGGTGCCGTACCGTGGGTTGTTGGTGGGGATTTTGATATTTGTTGTGAAGTTGTGATAACTGAAATTCCAGATCATATAACACTTTCACATCTTTACTTTTCTTTAAGTGAGGGTGTCAAAGGTGGTGCTGCTGCAAGTATTAAACTAGCAACAGAAACACCAAGCAGTGGAACATTACAATACCAATCTGAAGCTACAAATGGAAATTTTGATAAAGCAAATTTTGGAAGTTTTAGATCAGGTACAACACATCTATTGAGATTCACTAGGACTGGAAATACTGTAAAAGCTTTTGTATGGAATGAAGGTTTAGAACAGTGGGATTGGGATGGTGATACTGCTGGAAATACCTGTGATGGTGTTTTTGATTTAGATCCATATGTTTTGTTAGAATGGAATGATGTTGATCCTGCTACTGGAGATTATCTAAAGGGAGCAGTAAAGTATTTCTGTATTAACGATGGTACTAAAATTGATTAATGTATAAATGTTCTATATATGATGATAGGCCACAAATTTGTAAAGATTTTCCAACAGAATTTACAGATTTGAAAATCTATCCATCATGTACATATTGGTTCGAAGGTAAGAAACGAAAAGGAGAATGTAGCAGATGTGGGGAGTGTTGTAAGTTAACGAAAATGTACAAGGATACTTGCCCATATTTGAAAAAGCAATGATGTATTTCAAATGTTGATGATGGTGTTAGTGAATTAAGTGAAATGAAACCAAGAATCGTAAACATGTTGAAAGAATTTGAACCTCTGGCTAAAGAAGAAAAGGGATGGAAAAAGTGATCAAGAAGCAAATTGATAAAGGTAATAATGTATTTACTCCGAAATTTCCAGAGAAATATAAAGGCAATTATCCAATTGTATCAAGATCAAATTGGGAATTACAGTTCATGAAGTGGTGTGATAACAATCCCCTTGTAGTAGAATGGTCGAGTGAGAGTGTTAAAATACCTTACTTTGATCCAACACAACAGAAAAGAAGATTCTATTACCCAGACTTTATGATAAAGGTAATAGATAAAAAGAATAATATAGTACCATATATAATAGAGATAAAACCACATAAAGAAACTGTTCCCCCAAAAAGAAGTGGACGTAAAAGCAGGAAGTCAGTGCTATATGAGCAACTAACATTTCAAACTAATCAGGCTAAATGGAGGGCAGCACAAGACTTTGCAAATAAAGCTGGAGCTATCTTTAAAATATTTACCGAAAGGGAGTTATTTGGACGATGAAACTATTAGAAAAAATTGATAAAAAACTAAGATTAGATGAAGCCTATCAGTTAGTAAAAATTGCTGGTCTTCCAGATATGGTTATTAAAGGATCTACTGGAGAAGTTAGAACTCTTGTAAAGAAAAAGCTGAAAAACCCAATGGATCTTGAATCAATTGAAATGATTTCCAAGGGTGGAATGCAGAAACTTTTCAGAGATATTGTAGCAGGTAAAGAAGCAGTAGAGGAAGAACTTATATGAAATTAGATGTATTAGAACAAATTGATATTTACCTTGCTGAACAAGAAAAGAAACCACCTGCACTAGTGTATTCCATAGCAGATAAAATGGGAATCTCAAAAGCCAAAGCAGAGCAAAGATGGGAGAAGGCTAGAGATGCAGCAGAAAAGCAAGGTAAAAAACCATCTGACAAGTTCTTCTGGCCTTATGTTGTTAAAATTTTTAAGACCATGATGGGAACAACTGTAAAGAAAACATGGTCACCGGAAGAAGTTATGAAAATTGCTAAGAAAGTTTTGGCAAAGGCATAAGGGAGAAACAATGGGCATATTAAAAAGAATTGATGAACAGTTGAATGAAGCTGCAAATCCTCTTATGAAGATGAAAGCTACTGATGCAGCAGGTAAAATTCTAGGTCTGGATGTTGGTAAGAAAGGATCTCTAAGAGAGATACTTGCCAAGAGTGGTGCAATTAAAAGTGTTGGAGATTCAATGAAAGTGCTACAACAAATTGCAAAAATAATAATTGATGAAATGGAGTAAAAGATGAGTCTACTTGAGGAAGTTAGAATACTTGAAGCATATGAAAGAATAATTCTCAGAGATGATGTCAGAAGAGAACTAAATGAAATCTTCAAACTAAAGCCAGAAGCAGCAAAGGAAAAGGCAAAACAAAAGCTAAAACAACTTTCCGATGATATAAAAAAGGCTATAGAAAAACATGGTGAAGATTCTAAGACAGTTCTATATCTAAGAGCTAAAAAGAAACAATTTGCTCATGCAATGGGAGAAAGTGATGAGATGTGTCCAGAGGGTGAAGTATGGGATGAACAACTTCTGGACTGTGTGACAAAAACCCCAGAGCAACCAGAAGTGCTAAAAACAGAACAAGAAGAAGAATGCCCAGAAGGTCAACAATGGTGTCCTGTTCAAAAGAAATGTGTTGAACCTGGAAGAGTACAGGCAAGAATGGGTTTAGGTCCAGGAAGAGCCAGAGGTAGAATGGCAGAAGATGAACAATGCCCTGAAGGTCAAATATGGGATGATGTTCAGGAGAAATGTGTTGAACCTGGAAAAGATCTAAAAATGGCCGATGAAGGTCTAGCAATTCCCAAAGGTGCTTCAGTAGAAACAATTGCAAATTTCCTTCAGAAAGAATTTGGCATAAGTAAAGCCAGAGCAATGAAACAAGCAAAAGAATATAAGGAAAAGATCAAAACAAAAGGGTTCCATCATTTTGAAAGTGAAGAACTATCTGAAGCACAAATGAAAAAGAAATATGGTGGTAAAGATCTTAAATTCCGTTTTCATTATGGTATGGATTTAAGTGAATTAATCAATCTGGTAAGACATAAAGTTTTTGAGGAACTTACCAGACCTGGAATCCCTACAGATCCTAAAAATAAAACACACTACAATAAAGTGTTTACATCAGTAATGAATGAAGTACAATGGCAACTTGACAATAGAACACAAGTAGCATTAAAAGATATTAGAAAGGTACTTCCAGAAATAGTTATAGATGCATTAACAATACCAGAGGTGAAATAATGAAATTTGAAAGATACTTGCTAAACGAAGGTTTTTCGGTAAGAGATATATTTAGTGGTGTTCCACAACAAATGATGTCAAAGGTAAAATCAAATCCAGCATTAAAGAACAAGCTCAATAAAGGTATTACCACTCTTTTGAAGCCAACTTACTTTAATGCCATTCCACTAGATAAAATTTTTGGTGTTCTTAATAAAGAAGGGATAGTAGCTTTACAAGAAGACCAAACTGAGTGGAGTGGTCTTTTATTAGGTGGTTCTAAAGAAACTCAACTAGTCACCTTTCACTTAGGATGGAAAGAAACAAAAGACGAAAACAAGAGATACCAAGTAATTCCTAATATTGCTTTGCATCTATCTTATTTTAAAATGCCTTCAGGCAAATATGAGGTAATTGCTTATGTCAGTTAATGAAGATCTTGTAAATAGATTAGAAGTTAAAATTTATGAAGGAACAGATCTAAAATCTGTTAATAATGATATTGAAGAAGCTATGTTTACTATTCGTGATAAGATAATTCCCAAATTGATTAGAAATATGGGAAAGAAAGTAGATGGTAAAACACTGAAACATCCT